AAAGATTATGAGCACATTACGATTGAAATTGGTGTGAATGATAAACCCGAAGAGCAAGTTATTCACGGAACACATCATCGTAAAGATCACATTCTAGTGGTTTGTCCTTCTTGGTCTTGGAATGAACTTGAATATGTTAAGACACGTTCTCCTACGAAATAAAGTTGTGACAGTTCTCAAACTGCACACTATTCTCCCATAAGCACTCTCTTTTCCTTTACATTACTTTTGTTCACTTGAAAAACACCCAAATGGACTGGTTCGACGACATTCAAATTGAAGAACTTGAGAACTTTGACTTTGTTTGTGAAGATCTTGAGGATCTTATCATTGAACAAGAAGAGTTCAATATGAACGAATACCTCAACTCTCAAACTGATTACTGATGATGAATCCCGACACATACAACTTTGCGGGAGACGGTGTTACCATTCTTGGTTTCATTGGTGTTCTCTCCACTGTAATTATTCTCTACACTGCATTCAACCGTTACTTTAATTCTCCTCTTCGTAAATGACTGACACCGTAAATGTTCTGCCTCATCTTAATGAACTGAAAGTTGCATGGAGGCGTCAAGATTTTCGATTCACTAAAGAACAACAAGAAGAATATAATCTTCTGTTGCAAGCACGACGAGAACGAGTTGCTGAGTTTTATGCAACTGGACGAGTGCAAGTTGGACCGAAAAAGAAAGTAGAAGAAGTACAAGAAGAAAGTGATGATTGATAAAAACTAAACAAGAACTTGAAGCACAGGATTAAACACCTGTGCTTTTTTGTTGTTTGATCTAAATACTTAAAAAAAGATTATGGCACAAACAACACCAAGAGAAGCATTAACTTGTGTTGCAATCAGTTACTTTTGTGTCAACAAAAATTCATCAACTATTGAAGATTTTGCTAATATCATTTATAAGTATTTTTTTGAAAATAATGAACGTGATATTACAAGATTGAGATCAAATCTTTCTGATCAATTTGATTTGAAACGTATTAAAGATTTGTACTTAAATGAAGAAGCGGCATTAAAAAAAGATACAAGTTATGTTATGAATGCTTTCAAGAAAGATTTTCCAGAAGGAAAAGAATATTCATCTGAAGATGGTGAACCGACTAAACTTGATGCAGAAATCAAATCTGCATATTTAACAGCAGAGATATTACAAAGCACGCCAATATTAGGAAATTTATCTCAATATCGGATATACGATCAAGCATCTGATTTTATGAAGACTGTAAAAGATGATGCACTTAAAAATACTCTAAATGCGATTAAACTTCCAAAAGAGGTTGGTTCTGATATTTTATCATCAATTGATATTATTTTAGTGAAAGCAAATAAAGAACGGACAATAATTAAAGATTTTGAAGAAAATATCTCAGGAAATGTAGATGAAATGACAATTCTGAATAATCTTGCTTATGGTGATACAGGTAAGAATACATTTAGAACACTGTCAAACAAATACTTTTTTGATAAAGATATGGTTGGAATATCACTTAAGAAGGTTCCAACAAATCGAAAAGCAAATATCAAAATCATTGGAACTATTGCTGGTGCAAAAGATGAATTAAAACTTTATTTGGATCCATACACTGAATTTTTAGGTAAAGTTTCTACTACAAAAAGTAGAGCAGAATTATATAAACTAATTGATGATTTAGTTGAAGTTACTGAGATTAAACCAACAGAACCAAGAGCATATTTCTCAGTGAATTTCAAGTTAAACTATAAAGATGTTGATATTACAGATCAGGTTGTGAAGATTAACTTACAAATTGGACGTTCTGGATTTAATGCAGCAGAAGGTGGAAAAATGGGATTTGTTGGTGGCGCTTCTTATGCAGTGACATTACCAATCTTACAAAGATATCCAAGATATAATCAAATGGTAAGAGAAGTTAAATCAATAAGAGAAAAAGCATTTAACTTTGCAGTTGATAAAAGTAAAGTTCCAACCAATCTTAAGTCAGATTACAATAAAGCACTTCAATCTGTGAATAAAAATACTCTAGTTTTATATGAAAACTCTGATAATCAAACTATCAAAGATTTTTGTGAAAAGTATGATAATGCAACATCAAATACAAAAGATTCATTTCAAGAGTATCGTATGGGTGTTTCTAAATTATGCAAAAACAAATCACTTAAAAGTACAGATAATTTATTGAAAGCACTAGATACCAAGAGTTTCAAAACAACTGGTGTCCCAAAAACATTACATAATGATTATGTTCATGCTCAAGGTTTATGGATGTATACAAGACAAAAAGAAGATTTGAAGAAATATTTTAAGAAACAAATTGCACTGACTTTATATGGTATTATGTCCAAAAAAGGTGCAAGAGTATTTCATTCAAAACAAAAAGAAGCATTCTCTGAAGAAGCATTTGTAAAAGAGTTCAAAGCAAAAAATAATAGAACAAAACTTGCAAAAGTTGTCACTGCACCTTATCTACTCATTGATTGACACTTCAATAACTGACACACTGACTTGACATCTTTTCTTTTTTGTGTCAAACTAAGATTGTTAGACATAGAGATTTTTATCGAAGAATGTCTAATAATTCTTATTCTAAATGAAGGAACACCATGACAAACAAACAAACCGTTGATTTGACGGAAAAAATTGACACAGTTAAAATTGGATTTAGTCAATTTGAAAAAATCACACAATGTCCAGTTCAACGCAATCACGATAAACGTGCAAAGGAAAAGAAAACCCGCGAAAAGTTATCCATCTTGCAACCACAACATTGTATAGTATCGGTTGCAATTCTTAATGAGGATTCTTACGATCCTACTAGCGGAGTGACATACATGAAAGACACTATGTTTTTGATTGATGGACACACACGCAGAAAGTTTTGGCAACTTGGATATTCTGACAAAATCCCAGAATATGTAATTGCTAGTAAGTTTTCTGTGGATTCTATCAAAGAACTTCGTGAATTGTATTATACTTATGACAATTCGAGTAACACCGAAAAACCAGCAGATCTTGCCTATGGCGCATGTCGTTTATTGAATCTGCAATTAACGAATCATAAGTTGTACGAAGTTAGTGCTTTTACTTGGGCAGCGCACTTCTACAATAAAAACATTTTTACAAAATCATCATCTTATGATGGATTTGGTTTAAGTCATATTTACTCCGTATTCAAAAGCGAAGTAGAGTTCCTTGATTCTTTCAAATGGAACGCACCTTACAAGATTCACAGTTGGATACGCACAGCAGCATTACTTTTCATGAAAAAGTACAATAATGATGAAGTAACGAAAGAAATCGTAAAACGTGTATTTACTGATGATTTCCAAGGTAAAGATGCAGAGGGTAGGTTAGATGGTGTTACACATCTGATTCAATGGTTGAAAAAACCAGATGAGGAATGGGCACAATCATTTGCAACTATTCCTGTTTTTGTAGAGAAGTCTTTATATTGGTTGAATCAAGCATATCTTGAAAAGACTGAAGGAAAAGAACGTGTTTCCAAAAAAGGAAATCACATTGGAACTTTGGATAATTATGTTCAAAAAGTAACAGTTGTGACCGCAGCATGATACTATAAGTTATCCTAATGCCAGGGTGCTTGACGCCCTGGTTTTTTTATGTAATGATATATTCATCGTTATTCAATTCATGATTACTCTTCGTCCACACCAGCAACGGATTCTTGACAGGATGCTTGCCTACAAAAAGGGACAAATTATTGTTCCTACTGGTGGCGGCAAGACTATTTGCATGATTCAGGATGTTGCAGAGAATTGTAAGCACATTACAAGCGGAATGACAACAGTTGTTGTTGCTCCGCGTATTCTGCTTGCTGAACAATTGTGTAGTGAGTTTCTGGAACTGATTGATACTTCCAACACTCATATTATGCACGTTCATAGTGGTGAGACTCATCACTTTAGTTCTACCAAACCCGAACAGATTCACATGTTTGTGAATACTGCACGGACTGCTGGTGAGAATGTTATCATCTTCACTACCTACAACTCTCTGAATCGTATTCAGGAAGCAGATATTGAGGTGAATAACATTTACTTTGATGAGGCACATAATAGTGTTAAGCGCAACTTCTTTCCTGCCACTGAGTATTTCAGTTCTGCTGCTGATCGTGCTTATTTCTTTACTGCGACTCCGAAACATTCTCTTACTGTATCGAAACCAGGAATGAATCGTCCTGAGGTTTATGGACAGGTTCTGTGTAATGTTCCTGCTCCTGAACTTGTTGAAGGTGGTTTTATTCTTCCTCCTAAAGTTGTTGTAAAGCAACTGCCTATGGTAAAGGGACGCAAAGTAATGTGGGCAGAAGATGGCGACAATCTGATTGAAACGATTGATGATAATGATGTCAACAAAATTTTGATTTGTGCTCGTACAACGAAACAAATCATTGGATTGCTCAACAATTCTGATTTTACTGTTCAACTTAATCAGCGTGGATTTTCTTGGATGACAATTACATCCAAGACTGGTGCAATCATCGACGGCAAGAAGGTGAATCGTGAGCAATTCTTTGAGACTCTTAATGCTTGGGGCAAGGATTCTACCAAGAAGTTTGTTGTGATTCATCACAGCATTTTATCTGAAGGTATCAATGTATCAGGTTTGGAGGCGGTAATCTTTATGCGTAACATGGATTTTATAGGATTGTCGCAGTCTATTGGGCGTGTAATCCGTCTGGGAGGCGCTGAGAAGACTTTTGGACTGGTTTGTGTGCCTGTTTATGATTCTGTTGGTATTAGCACCAGTCGCAAAGTTCAGGCAGTTGTTGACACGATCTTTCAGAAAGGTGAACCTGCCATCTCAACAATCAAAAGGTGACAGTTAAGAAACTGTCCCATTTGGACGCACCTCCCCCCGTTTTCATGTATTATTAAAAGGTAGTCAATAACAACATATATGACACTAA